AATATTATAACGGATGGCCGCCACGTGTTGCATTGCCTTTAGGAACTTCTACTATATAAGTTCCCCCAGTTCCCCCAATTGTCTAGACTTTTGAGCGAGAGAGCTAAGGGGGGAACATCCTATATTTACAAAAATGCCACGAAAGGGTTCTTTCTCAGTTAAAGCCAAAAACTATTTCCTCACATATCCGCAGTGCTCCATCACCAAAGAGGAAGCACTTTCCCAATTACAAACATTAAATACTCCGGTGAACAAGAAGTTCATCAAAATTTGCAGAGAGCTTCACGAAAATGGGGAGCCTCATATCCATGTGCTCATCCAGTTCGAGGGGAAGTACAACTGCACGAATAACAGATTCTTCGATCTGGTGTCCCCAACCAGTTCAGTACATTTCCATCCGAACATACAGGGAGCTAAATCCAGCTCCGACGTCAAGTCCTACGTCGAGAAAGACGGGGACACCATTGAATGGGGAGTGTTCCAGATCGACGGAAGAAGTGCTCGCGGAGGTCAGCAAACATCTAATGATGCAGCCGCCGAGGCATTGAATTCTGGAACAAAGGAGGCGGCACTGAAAATCATCAGAGAAAAGTTGCCGGAAAAATATCTTTTCCAATATCACAACCTATCCAGTAACCTCGATAGGATTTTCAGTAAGTCTCCGGATCCATGGTCTCCTCCGTTTCCCCTCTCCTCTTTCACTGCCGTTCCTGAAGAAATGCAAGACTGGGCGGACAGTTATTTTGGGAGAGGTTCCGCTGCGCGGCCAGATAGACCAGTAAGTATCATAGTGGAAGGTGACTCAAGGACAGGTAAGACAATGTGGGCTCGTGCGTTAGGCCCACATAATTATCTCAGTGGACATCTGGACTTCAATCCCCGGGTATATTCAAATGAAGTGGAGTATAACGTCATTGATGACGTCGCACCGCACTATCTAAAGTTGAAGCACTGGAAAGAACTTCTGGGGGCCCAGAAGGACTGGCAGTCAAATTGCAAATACGGCAAACCAGTTCAAATTAAAGGCGGGATTCCATCAATCGTGCTTTGCAATCCGGGTGAGGGTGCCAGCTATAAAGACTTCCTAGACAAAGAGGAAAACACAGGTCTAAAGAATTGGACCCTGAAGAATGCGCTCTTCATCACCCTCACATCCGCCCTCTATCAAACAGAAACACAAGCAAGCCAAGAAGAGGGCCATCAGGAGACGGCGGATTGATCTAGAGTGCGGTTGCTCCATTTACTTCCACATAGGCTGCACCGGGCATGGATTCACGCACAGGGGAACTCATCACTGTACCTCAGGCAGAGAATGGCGTGTATATCTGGGAGATAGAAAATCCCCTCTATTTCACGATGTACCAAATAGAAGACCCGTTGTACACGAACACCAGAATATACACGCTACAAATACGATTCAACCACAACCTGAGGAAAGCGTTGCATCTCCACAAAGCCTTCCTGAACTTCCAAGTCTGGACGATATCGATGACAGCTTCTGGGTCGACTTATTTAGCTAGATTTAAGCGCTTAGTTAATTTGTATTTAGATAGGTTAGGCGTGATTTCAATTAACAATGTAATCAGAGCTGTACGATTCGCGACAGACAGATCGTATGTAACTTATGTTCCAGAAAATCATGTAATAAAATTCAAAATTTATTAATTTGTGATCGAATCGTAGAAATAGATTCGGATCTTAAGCGTTGCATACACGGGGTTAGATGCATGAGTACATGCCATATACAATAACAGGGCGTTCTCTGTATGATTCTCGTACTTGCCAGCCTCTTGATGATTGTAGACCACATGATTGTAGACCTTCCAGAACCTCTTAACTATAGCCTGCTCGTTGCTGGCATACTGTCCACCGGTCACCTTGCCATAGAACTTGTGCATGACCTGGTAACGATCGCGTAGATCATTCTTCACCGTAGCAGTGCTTGGCTCGTTGTCGAACATGTTGAACACCTGGCCGAAATCCATTGGAGTTCCATAGGGTCTACGGTCTCTGACCAACCAGAACATGACACTGTTCGTGTGGTTCTTGAGCTTGATGTTCTCGTCCATCCAGATCTTACCAAGGATATACACAGACTTAACACAAAAACGCTTACCCACGCGATGGGTAATGCCATTACCACGTGTCACGTCAGAGATGCACATGACCTTACCCACATGGGATATGTCGTGGCGCTGTTCATAAGACTGGACCTTGCACGGGCCTTCACATCCTCTGGGCACACCAGGTGTCTTTAGCGTCCGGTAGATCCTGGGCTTCCTGTACATGGGCCTGTTCACCCATTCGGCGGCCCTTGACATTTTTGGCCCACCTCCTCCACGAGGGGAGAAATTCAGAGTACGTTTCACTTTTGAAATTCCCTCCATAGAGCGCCAAGAGCCATCGCGCTTAGACATTTTGAGTTAAAGAAAGTGGGCCAAATCCTTTTAAATTTATAACGGTTACCCAACAACTTAGCGCCCAAGTTGTTCAAAATATTTAGGCTCGTCAGACGCGTTATGATTGGACGAGAGCGTCTGGTTCATCTTTAATTCAAATTAAAGATCGCGCGTGAATGTACGGCATCAGGGGGGGCGCGCGGCCATCCGGT